TGTGTTCCATCCAAAAGCAATCTACAATGTTAAAAAAGCATTAACTAACACTTTCTCAGGTGCACAAAACATCACTGACTTAGGTAATGAAGCACTAAGACAAGGTTATGTTGGTACTATTGCTGGTATTCAAATATTTGAATCAAACAATGTAGCAGTGGATGTATCAGATGATGCCGTTGGTGCTGTGTTCTCAGCAGAATGTTTTGGTGTTGCTATGCAAAACGACCTAAACATTGAAATGCAAAGAAACGCATCTCTAAGAGCAGAAGAAGTGGTTGCAACAGCAAGATACGGTGTAGCAGAATTATTTGATGATACTGCAACAGCGAAATATGGTGTTAAAATGACATCAGACGCACTTACAAACTAATAATGCAAATATTATGGGGAGTTTCGGCTCCCCATAAACTCAAGGAGATACAACCATGGCGATGAGCACAGACACAGATGTTTTAGCATACGAACCAGACATACACACATATGGTATCCAGAGCTTTGCTGACGAACACGCAAAGACACAGGCAGACATCTTGAGAATTTTAAGGATTGACTGGTGGCCAAGACACCGTAATGTGCTTGACCAATACAGAACTACCACAACATCCGTGGAAATGGATGCCACAAAATTAACAGAATCACAGTTCACAAGGGCCGCAGTTTACCATGTGTTGTCCTATTACATATTACCAAAGTTATCAAAATTCACGCCAGATGGTGATGTGTTCAGAGAGAAGATGGAATACTACAGGGCCAGATTCCAGGAAGAAATAAATTACATCCTCAGAGATGGACCAGAATACGATTTTAATAATGATGGTTCTGTCACAGATTCAGAGAAACAACCAGTACACTACAACAGATTGGTGAGATAGATGGCCAACACTAGAGAACAGATAGCAAACGACATAGTGGCAGTGTTGGAGTCAGTCACAAACCCAGTCACGATCAGATTTGTTTCAAGACAGCCATCAACCGCTATAGATCTGTCAGACAAGCAGTATCCAGCGGTGTTTGTGAGAACTGCACAGGAAGAGCGTACTGATGAATCAATGGCATCAAGCACATCAAGATTTGGTCGTATTGACTACACCATCACAGGATTCATCAAAGCAGAAGGTGAACAGAATATGGACACTGAGAGGAACAATCTCATTGAAGCCATAGAAGAGGCATTGGAAGCAGATCGTAAGCGAAACAATCTGTGTATGAACAGTTCGATAACCAACATCACAACAGATGAAGGTGATCAGTTCCCCATAGCCAGAATTGATATAAACTACCAAGTTTTATATAAATACACACGAGGAACAGTTTAATGAGTAAAAGAAAAATTATAGTTGATGGTGAGGTGAAATTGGTATCTTTTGAAGAGTGGCAAAAACACTCAGACAAAGACACAAAGCCAAAAAAATCCAAAGCCAAACTGTCGATCAAAGATGTTCAAGTTGATAGTGATCCAATCAATATTGAACCAAAAGAACAGGATCAAAACAATTCGGAGGAATAATAAATGAGCACATTTACAGGACACGCAGGTGTCATTCAAGTGGGTGGTAACAATGTTGCTGAAGTAAGATCATTTACGATCGAACAGAGCCAAGCAACCATTGAGACCACAGCCATGCAGGCTTCTGGTGATTCAACAACATCAGTGAACGCAACTTACAAAGCAGGACCAACAAGTTTCACAATCTCAGGTGACCTATACTTTGACGGCGACGACACAAACGGTCAAGCCGCTTTGGAAGGTGCCATGGACGCAGGTGGTGGATCAACAGGAATACAATTCAAAGTGTATCCAGCAGGTGTTGGTGCTTCAGATGGTAAAGCGTTTTATGGTAATGCTATCATGACTTCATTCTCAATATCAAGTTCAGTGGACGGCGCAGTAGAGGCTTCATTCTCTGCACAAGGCACTGACGCATTGATAATGAATGACGCTGACGCAGTAGTTACAGCATAAGGATAGACCTTATGTTGCGAATCCGTAGAGCAAACAAGGCCAACATTGCCGACTTGACCAAGGCAGTGGAAGCAGTTTTTTCACGGATCGCACAGAACACTCTTACCATTGCAAAACAGAACACTCCGATTAGATCTGGTAGGGCTCGTAAGTCATGGACTGAAAAGCCCACCAAAACTGGTTTCGAAGTGCAAAATTCTGTGCCTTACATAGAGCAACTGGAAAAAGGTCGTTCTAAACAGGCACCGCAAGGTATATTAAAACCTACTACCAGGTTAGTGAGCCGTAAGATCTCACAAACGGGTAGGCTACAATCAGGAAGACTTTCAAGATAATGAAAAAGGAGAAGACTACGATGACTGATACGGACAAAACAAAAGATCAAACAGTAAAACAACGGGCGTTGGCTCATTTCAAGGCCAAACTTGCTGGAAACTTATTCAAATACCATGTAGATGAATGGGACTGTGACATCTATTACAGGGCAACTGCCAACATGGTCACTGAAGCCAAGATAATGAACTTGACACAGACTGGCAAGACAGCGGAAGCACTGGTTGAATCTATAATACTCAAAGCGTTAAATGAAGAAGGCAAGAGAATCTTCACAGATCTGGACAGGATTGAACTGCTGAACCAAGCAGATCCACAGGTTCTGATCAGAGTGGCGGGCATACTAAACAACGCCAGTGCTGATTCCATTGAGGACATAGAAAAAAACTAAACCGGGACGGCGAATTATATAATTTTTTCGCCCTCGCTGAGCACTTACACATTACGGTAAGTCAGGTGATGGAGATGTCCCTAATAGAATTTAAAGGGTGGTTGGCATACCTTAACAAAAAGGCCAAGCAGGAGAAAAGAGATGCCCATAAGAGAGCAGTTAATACTAGAAGGCGTTAATAAGACACAGAATGCCTTTTCGCAAGTTCAAAGAAGCCTGTCAGGCGTTGAACGAAATGTGGGTGGTCTCAACAGAGGTTTCAGCAATCTACAGAGAACCATAATAGGTGTGGCGGCCGCCATCGGTGGTGTGAAATTTGCCGGTGGATTCCTCCAGACTGCCAGAACTATTGAAAATCTAAAATTCCAATTGGCGGCATTGACGGGTAGCACACAAGAGGCCAGCAAGGCCATGTCAATACTATCTGACTTTGCTGGCACTGTTCCTTTCCAACTGCAAGACATACAGTTGGCGGCTCCCAGCCTATTGGCTGTGGCCAATGGCACAGAAGAACTAAATGAATTACTGGCCATAACAGGTGATATTGCGGCGGCATCTGGACTGGACTTCCAGACTGTGGCACTACAACTACAGAGAACATTCTCAGCAGGTATTGGTGCGGCAGACCTTTTCAGAGACAGAGCAGTTAAAAGTATGCTTGGTTTCCAAGAAGGTGTGCAATACTCAGCACAAGAATCCAGAGACCTAATATTAACAGCATTCAGAGAAGGTACGGTCAGTATAGCCGGTGAATCCAAAAAGATGGCCACAACATTTGATGGTACGCTGTCAATGATAGGTGACAAGTTCTTCAACTTCCAGAAACAGGTCATGGACTCAGGTCCTTTTGACGCACTCAAAGCCACTGTGCAGACAGTGAATGAGGCATTAGAGGCCAATTTTGGCAAGATGGAACAGGCGGCAGGCAGAGTGGGTGACGCAGTGGTATCAGCCACAGTTAAAACCCTGTTGTTTGCGGCATCAATATTGGATTCAATGAAACCAGTGTTTGATTTCATTGGTAAATCAATAGCCAACCTGGTCAATTTTGTAAGATCATTACCACCACCCATAGACACTCTTGGTGTTATAGGATTCTTAATGTTGGGTGGCAAAGGCAAACTGATCGTGGGTTTCATTGCAGGTGTGTTTGACACAATCAGAGGATTGATTGGTGATGTGATTGGTGGTTTGGGCACTATGTATGGTGCTATAGCCAAAGGTATGAATGCAGTGGGCTTGTTGAGCCAAGAACAAATGGACGCGGCCACAAAAGCAGTAGAAGATATGCACAATGCCAGCGATAGATTAAACACATCATTGGCGGATATACACAAACAAAATGAAATAATTGGTGAATTTGGCAAAACACATTTTGAAGGTTTGGGTGTGAGCATAGATCTTACTAAGATCAAAGCAGATGGCGTCACAGCCGCACTAATAGAACAAATCAAAGCCATAGATGCATTGATCATTAAGAACAGAGAATTAGAAGGTGCCACAGCAGATGATGGTTTCGCCACAACTGCCAAGAAAGACAAAGCACAAGACAAGACCAACCAACAAGAATTGAAAAAACAGGCTGAACAGTTGAGGCGGAAATTTGAACAACTGGAAGAGTCACTACAGAGTGAAGAACAGCGAGAAAGAAATTCATTTGAAAACAGATTGAAGATACTGGATGACTACTATGCTGGCAGACAGCATCTGGACAAGAGATACGCGGAACTGAGACAGAAACTGGAGACACAACACCAGGCCAAAATAAAAGAGATACAGGATCGTAATGCCTCAGAACAGCGAAGGAAAGAATTACAGTCACAGGGTGTACTACAACAAGACATAGAAAGATCAGAACAACTGAGAGAAGCCACAGTGGCACAAAGGAACAAAGCAGTGTTGGAC